TGAGATCTTTCCACCCTTGAGTGGACATCATGTCGAAGGCATCATCGTAGAATTTTGATAAGTCTTGTAGTTCTTTATCCATAAGGAGAACCTATTAGTTAATAAGAATGTAATGTATACTATTTTAACTACTTTGTCAAGACTTTTTGAGTACTTTATTTAATTATTTACTCTTGAGCAGCAGCTTGCAATGGGGTCAAATCTTCCGTAGTCCAGAAGTCTTTAGCCAGCATGATGTTCAGATGCTCTTTGTTACGAGCCACTGTGTCAGCCCATTCCGCGTCTTCCATGCCTTCAGGTTGACCTGCATTTAAAAGGTTCACGCTGTCCATGCAAGCGTCATAGTGCTTCTGGATTTGCTCTTGGGTTGTTAGTTCGTTCATGCTTGACCTTTCAGAATGTCGATTTCGGCTTTGAGTTCTTTGATGGCTGCTACCAGAAGTGGGATAACGTCTGTGTATTGAACACCTAGTTTTTCTGGGTCACTTGCATCTACGGCTTCTGGCAAAACAGCTTGAATATCTTGTGCAATCAAGAATGAACGACTAACGCCTTCTTCATCTGTAATGTATCGACCAGTAACAGAACGCAGTGTTGCAACCTTTGCAGCAGCATTTTCAATAGGTGTCAGATCGGTTTTAAAACGCTCATCAGAAGCTGAAGTCCATGATGTACCACCAGATGCAAGATAAACACCTGCGCTAGTGTTTGAAATATACAAACGTGTTGTTGAATTTGACCAGTTAATAATTGCTTTGTAAGCACTACCAGCCACGTTAAAGTTTAAATTGCTATCGCCGCTATTTGAGTTCAACCACCAATCATTAGCTCCAGAGCTATACATCCGTGGATTCCCATCCCCATCAGACAGCACGATGTAGTTGCTTGCTGTGCGAATGTCTAAGCCGCCATTGTTGCCATCGTACTTACCAATGATGGTGTTCTTTGCACCAGTGGTAATTTGGTATCCAGCGTTTGAACCAACAAATGTATTGAGTGCGCCTGTTGCGTTGTATCCAGCCACACGACCTATAAATGTATTTTGTTCACCTGTGCTATTTGTATACCCCGCCTGATAACCCACAGCAGTGTTGTTTGAGGCTGTGGTGTTGGAGTAAAGCGCACTGTGACCTAACGCAACGTTGTAATCACCACCTGTATTGGAATAAAGAGCGCGATAGCCCAGAGAAGTCCACGACCCACCAGTAACGTTGCTGTACGCAGCTTGTGCGCCAATAGCAGTGTTTTGAGTGGTTGTCGTATTCGAGTAAGCAGCTTGGTAGCCAACAGCAGTGTTGTTTGAGGCTGTGGTGTTGGAGCCTAAAGCTGATTGCCCAACTGCCACGTTATAGCCGCCTGTTGTGTTGGCTGACATGGCTGTGTGTCCAACCGCCGAGTTGCTTGGGCCGTTTGTATTTGCACCCAATGCCAATCGACCAACAGCTACGTTTTGACCGCCATCCACGTTTAACGACAATGCGCCACGCCCAAATGCTTGGTTGTTAGAACCAGTTGTGTTTGCAGCTAACGCGCTATCACCAACGGCTGTGTTTGATGCGCCTGTCGTGTTGACCGCCAAAGCACTAGCACCCACCGCAGTGTTGGTAGCTACTGCGCCAGCGCCTTTGCCGACTGTTAAGCCGTTAATCGTGTTTGCTGTAGTAACAGATTGGTCTGTACCAATAGTCACAGCAGTAGTAGTACCGTTTGACTGAAGAACAAGAGCGCCTGTACTAGCTACACCTGTCGAATTAAGAGAAGTTTGTGCCATATAGTTTAAAGTACCTAGTTAAAGATTAAGGAGTCCCATTAGAGACAATATTAGTAGCTGAGGTGATAACACCTGTGGAAGACATGGAAGCGATAGTTGTAGCACCATACTTAAACAACAACTTACCGCCTGATTCCTCGATAGTGAAGTTAGTTGAAAGTAACTTAGGTGTTGAAGCTGCCGTACCTGTCGTATTCTGGTTCAAGGTAGGGAAGCTAGTAAGAGATGCTGCGCTGCCATTAGGAGCCAACACATCAGTACCGATAACCAAGCCTAAGCTAGTACGTGCTCCTGAAGCTGTAGTGGCGTTAGTGCCGCCGTTGGCAACAGGGAGAGTACCGTTAACACCTGCTGTGAGCGATACAGTGTTCTTTTCCCATAATTCAGTAACGCTGTTGTAAACAATAGTTTGACCTGTAGTAGGAGACTGAGCAGATACGTTATGAAGCTCATCTAACTCGTAGCCGTTCTGAACCTTAACAAATAACTTACCGTGGGTAGGATGGGCGTGTTCAACAATACCCACATATACTAGATGCGTAGGAGCGTAAGGCTTAGTTGTCGTGTATCCACCAGCTACTGTGCCACTAAGGTACAACTGAGCACCATCGGTGTACGCAGAAGTATCCATATTGGTGATTAAACCAATGACAGTCACGTAACCGTTAGAGTTGTTAGCTAAGTCAGCTGTGATAGCACCTAGAGTTTGAGCAGATGACCCATCTGACGTAGCGATAGCCTTAGTCACAGTAGGAATCTGTCCAGTAGCTCCAGACATGTAAACAATCGTACCTTTACTGAGCGTAGAGCCTGTGGTATTACGTACCTGAACTAAAACGTTAGTAGTAGAACCAGCAGTAGCTACGGAAAGGTCTACAGCACCACTAACAGTGGTAACTGTGACGCTACCGTCAGAGGATGCTACTGAGCCTACAGCACCAACGTCCGTAGCAGTCAATGTAACAGCGCCTGTGTACCCATTAACGGAAGTAACCAAGTTAGTTTGGTCAATCTTCTGCCAAGCTGTGCCGTTATAGATAGCCCAATCGCCTACTTGCCAATCTGTAACACCATCAAGGTTAGTAGAGCCAGCAGCGCTAACAACGTAGTACCAACCGTTAGTTCCTGTGCTTGAAGCTAGGCTAGGAGTGTTCGTAGAGGCGTTCCAAGCACCTTTATAGACCAAACCACCTGATACAGCGTCAATCTGTGCCTGTAAGTTGTCAATAGCATCCAAGACGTACTGAGAAGTGCCTCCACCGTTGCCGATAACCTTGATTTTCTCAGCTACATCGAATGGGACTACTTCACCAGCGTTTATTTCAGAGCCATCAGACAGGGAAATGATTAGAGAGCCATCGAAGTCAATACGAGCGTCAGTAACACCGTTACCGTTGACCCCATCGATACCGTCTATGCCGTCCCTACCGTCTTTTCCGTGAGCGCCATCAATACCTCGAAGACCCGTGTCGCCTTTTTCACCTTTAGGTCCTTGTAGACCATCTTTACCATCTCTAATCGCCGCAGATTTTGATGCGATTTCAGCGCTAATCACCGCATAACGCTCTTCGAGGTCAGCTTTGATCTTCTTGATAGCGTCTACAACCAACTTAGCGTACTGACCTACCTCTTGAGTGGTCTGCTTTGCTTTGTTGGCTGCTACACTTTCTTGAACGGCCTGAACCAACGCTAATTTCTCAGCGTCAGAGAGGCTTTCAATGTCTTTTATCATCATTTACTGAGGCTTTCAGTGAGTTGCTTCAAGAAATCAGCTTCTTTCATAGCGTTATCTTGCTTATGCTGGCTCATCTGAAGTTCAACGATCTTAGATTTGTTCTTCATATCAGCTTCTTTAAGCATTAAGTCCGCTATTTTAACACGTCTATCAAACTCTTTGCTAGCTAAATCATCATTATTAGGAAGATTTTGTGTAGTGGAAGAGATAATCTTAGCTTCAACTTCCTTAGGCTTCAACTGAGCTTCAACCATTGTGTTCATTGCCTCAGCTTCGTTACGCTTAGCCTGAGTAGTGTTCACAGCGATCTGAGCTTGCTGAGCTTGGATAGCCAACTGTTGTTGCATCTGCTGCATCTGAGCTGCTTGTGGATCGGGTTGAGCCATCTTATCGAGAGCTTCAATCATCTCAGCACGGTTAGACAAGCTAGAGTTAGCGATCACACCCTTCAAGATCAAAGGCAACACTGGAGTGTTAGGACCTAAGGTCTGCAACAGAGCAATAAACTGTGACTGTTCGTACTCACGGGCCATGATACCCAAGGTAGCCATAGGCACAAAGTTCAAGTCAGCTGAGGGGTAACGCTCAGGGTCAAACTGCATGAAGCGGAATGCTGCCTTCTTAATGAAAGGAGACAGGAAGTCCTCTTGGAAGTTTGTCAGAGTACGCTTGTTCTTCTTGATGAGAGAAGCTACAGCCATCGAGATACCGCCTTGGCTAGCATCACGAGAGACTTGGGAGATCATGCCATTGGTGTCCATCGTACCAGTAGCTTGGAGCAACATACGCTCGAAGTTCTGAGCAGCAGCTGGAGCATTACCATCGGTGCTACCGAACTTGAACGGCATCATGATCTCAGAAGGATTACCGTTAGTCAGAAGAGCCTTGCCGGGCTTAACTTCAAACTTAGCACCACGAGGCAGGCGAGTAGCATCCATGGCGATCATAGGCGATGTAGTCAAAGCCAATGAGTCAAGGTAGGCACGATACTGAGCATCGATAGCCTTCTGCATGTTGTAAGCCTTCTCCACGACACCACGACCCAACAGGCGGTTAGGCACTGTATCGTCTTGGTACGTCATGACAGGGCGGTCCTTCATCATGTAAGGATTCTCTTCGGCTTTGAGCAAGAGTGAACCGTTACCGATAACAATGATAGCCTCTACGAGGTCAGAGTAGTCATCAGCTTCCGAGTCTTCAGGGAAGAGATCAACAACTTCCTTACCGTCGCCTTCGAGCTGCATCAAGTACTCACGTGGCACTAAGCCGTAGTAAGTAATGATTGTAGCTTTACCGTCTTGGAACTGACGGAGTTCCTGAGTAGCTTCCAACTTGTCGTCATCCATGTACGTAGCGATGTCTACCTTACGATAGATGCCTGACTCCATACCTGCCACGATCTTATGCAAGCTCACTGGCTTCTCAATAGCGACACCCATACAGTCATCCACCGATGTACCGTTAGGGTCAAACAAGAAGTTCTTAGGGTTGATAGGGTTCAAAGAGACAGAGATACGATCCTTTTCCATCACACCGATGGCTGCTTGACCTGTAACGCCGGGGATGGCCTGAGTAGTTGGTACGTACTCTTTAACAGTCTTGACAACCAATTCACCGATGCCTGTACCGTAGATCTTAGCCATCAAGCCAATCTGGTCGATACTCTTACGGATCTTGTCCTTACCGAAGTCTTCCATCATCATTGCTTTAAGCATAGCAACGTCGATGTCTTGACCGTTTACGTCCTTAACGTCATCTTCGATGTCAAAGTACTCACCTTGACCGAACACAGCCTCCATGATCTCAGCATGGGAAGTCTCAACAGCTTGCTGAGTGGCAGGGGAGATGATGCGGCTACGCTCAGACTCACGAGTGGAATCAGAAGCTTCCCATTGACCACGGAAGATACGCTCATACTCTTCCCATGAGTCCATGTAGTTATGGTCACGGAAGTCACGCCAGCGCTCAATGTGATCCATCACCCAAGAGACTAGCTCTTTATCGTTCTCTGACGGCTCCTCAAATTGAGCGTCATTGTTCATGTTTTCTTCAGCCATTAGTTATATACCTTAATTGGTTTGTGGCACTATATCAGAAATTAATACTTTTGTCAACTACTTTATTGTAAATCCCATGGGATCTGTATAAAGTAAAGGTCCTTGCACATCTGTGTATTCTTTTGTCTTTGTCAAAGGAACAGTCATTGTTCCTGCTTCAAACTGTTTTTGAGTAGCTCTGGCTTGAACTTCGCTAGCTGCTGTGTTGTACTTTTGTTCAGCTTTAATGGCACGATCACGTAAACGGCCTCGAATACCGTCAAAAGATTGAAAACGCTTAACAACTTCGCCAAGGTCTTTATTTCCTTTGAGAGCTTCTAACAACGCAGCTTCTTGTTTACCTACAGAACTTGTATTACCTTCTAGATAATTTAAAGCCCTGTTTAAAGTAAGTTTAGACACATTGTTTCCAGAAAGTAAGGAAGCTTCTTTTGCTAGGTCCTCTTCAATAGTATTTAAAGAAGATTGGATACGTTTTGATGAAGACGGTGTAAACTGTGCTGGATTAGTGCCGCCGGGCCAACTTTCACGTTTTTGGATAGAATGTTGAACTTCGTGTAGAAGCGTAGACAAAGCGTCTTTGTACTTTGTATCTCCGTAAACAAGATGTTTGTTCAACTCAATCACATCTGCTGCGGGGTCGTATGCGCCAGCTGTATTAGGACCTCTGAACAAAATACCTAATTCTTGAACATTTAAGTTTTTTAGGTCTGGATAGGCTTTATACAACTCAGGATGGTCAAGCACATTTGATAAAGGCGTATCTTTCATTACTCTTAAATTATTAAAAGCTTCTTGATTAAGAGTTGCGCCTGCATCGGAGATCTGTTTACCCCATTCAAAACCATTAGGCGTAGGTACTTTTTCTAGTCCTGTCAACTCAGTGACTTTATAGTCGGGATAACCTTGAGCTGCCAGTTGTTCAGCCTTCTTAGCAAGCGGGGCCATTCCTGCTGCTGTTTTACCTATGACCATACCTACAGGAGCAAATCCAGACAAAGAAGCCCCTTGACCTGTAATCTGGCTCATAAGGCCCGGACTAGCATTTAAAGGGTCTTGTACAAACTGTTGGGCGTTTGCGTAGTCTGTATCTGAGGACTGCTTTAGTTTATCAATAGCAGAAGTAAATAAACCACCAACACCTTGCATGGCTTGAGTACGCTCTGGACTACGCATCCAAGCTAGAGAGTCTTGTAGTAAATTGTCTGCCATATATATATTCCTTGTTAATCTATATTTCTTGCTCGGATTGCTTTGGCAACGTGTTCATGAGGCAACAAGAAAAACACATCATGCCGACCTGTCTTGTCCTGATACTCAAAGTTTTCTACCAAATCCGCACACTCCTCACGTTCTTTAGCTGTAGCCTTGGCGTCTACCAGTTTGGCAAACTCCTTGAGCATTGGCGATATGCAAATATCTTCGATAAACGGGGACGTGATTGTCAATTCATCGTTAATAAAAAACCCAGCTTGTCTCGCCATCTCAACGATTTCATCTTGTGTCATAGCTGCTCCGTCAATTCAATAAACTGCTCCAATTCAGTAGCCAACTCCCAACAAGTCCCAGAACTCATTTCCGGTGAAATGTTCATGTGTTGTCCATAGTCAGATTTAAACTTAAGATAAGCAACCCATTCCTTCATTTTTTGAAGTGTTACAGACTTGGGTTTTTCTTGTTCTGGAGCTAGAGCCTCTTCTAAAGCTGCAATAGCATCATCTTGCAATTCATTTTGCGCTGGTGACAACGCAGGTAAATAATACAAGGCCTCAAGCGCCAACTTCATTGCTTCTGTACTCATGATGTCTCCTTTAGACAAACAAAAGCTTATTATAGCTTAAAAGCCAGCTACTTTGTCTAGAGGTTCCCACTCATCGTCTTCGTAGTCTTGCTGGTAATTACTCATAGCAAGTTGGTCCACGTAAGCAAGGGAGTCAATCAAGTCATCGTGTACGCCTGTGGCAGGGAACATAATGAATTGATCCTCAAATTCCTTCCAGTTCTCTTCTTTGTTCAGAGAGATCCTACCGTGCTCAAATCGACCTTGTAAGGCCCATACGACCCTATCTGTCTTCTTCTTGTTACCATGGGTCAAGTCATGGATGTGTGTGTACACATTGTTCTTTCTCATCAAGTCCTGAAGGTAGTGCATCACAGCATTCTTCAAGGCTCCACGTTCGATACCTACAGCTACAGGTTGGTATTCCTTGACAGCTAAGAGGATTTTCGAGGCAGTCTCTCGGATGTCCCAGCGACCATGAATGATCTTCTTGACCCACCAATCCCCATTGTCTAGGATCTTACAGACAGTGATAGCTGACTCGTCTAGGCGCTTCTTAGAGGCTCCTGCGTTCTTAGCTACATCCTCGAAGCCAGCTAAGTCGATAGCGATAACGTAGTCACCGTACTGAGGCTCATCCTTGTACTTCAACCATTCCTGCTTAAACAGGTCAGAACCAGCTGTATCGAAGGAAGACAGGTATTCCTGCTTAAAGGCAAAGGAGCTTAGAGTTCTCTCGGCAGCATCAATTTCCTTAGGATCGATAGTCTCGTTATCCTTGGTAGTGAAGTGCCATGACTTCCATTCCTCATCGACTTCCTCTTGACCGAGGTTATAGACATCGTAGAACCAGTTACGACCACTAGGTGTACTGATGAACAGTGCTCTACCTTTTTTATCTGACAGGGAAGCTCGAATGATCTTCTGCCATGTGTCCTCTTTAATAAAGGCACACTCGTCTAGCACTACATAAGTGAGAGACACACCACGGAGACTATCAGGATTATCAGCCCCTCTAACAAGGATCTTTCGTCCATTGACTAATGTAATCTCCAAGTTGTTAACGTGGGAGGACTTGATGACAGGTCTACCTAAGTCATTCAGTAAGTCCCACATAATGGTTCTAGCCTGTCCTAAGGTAGGAGCTATGTACATCACAGCTGAACCTTCAGGACAGTTTAGAGCTTCAATGAGCAGGGTCACTGCGGAGAGCCTAGACTTACCACAACGACGACCTGCTGCAACCACTTTAAAACGATGGGTGTCTTTGAAGACCTCTTGTTGCCATCGTAATAACTTAAAATTTAACTCAGCCACTATGTTTCCTTAAATAATCCGCTGCTTTGATTAGCAGTTCTGGATTGTCTTTAAACTTACCTAGTCCACCATTACAGTTATTACAGAGTAAATCCCTAATTTTTCCTGTCTTGTGATCGTGATCTACCGCAAGCCTTTTACCTGAAACACAGGCTAAACCACAAATCTGACAACCTCCACCTTGATTAGCAAGCTTTTCGTCATATTCTTCAATGGAGATTCCAAACATCCGTCTAAGATTATTTCTACGTTCTTTAAGACGAACACCTAAGTAGTCTTGTTCTAATGCCTTAATTTTTTGTAGTTTTTGACATCTTCGACACTCACTTGCTAAACCATCTGATTTAGACTTATTTTTATTAAAGGCATCTAACGGCTTTGTAACACCGCATTTATAACAGTTTTTCATTTGTAATTCCTCTTGAAAAGGTCAGGTGTTTGGACACACGCACCTGAGACGTGTTTCAAGCCGATTACTCGGTGTCCGATATCTTATATTCTATATCCTCAATATCTTGGCTGTCAACCTCTGTAGCATCGATAACAGGCGAAGACATACCAGAAACATTAATGACAATGCTAGGAGTACCGCCTCCTTGTTTAACTTGTTCAAATGACGATACAGGAACAATCCTGTCCACGATTAGCTTCCATGCTGCTGACTGAGCCTTGTGTTCAGGATCTAAGGCTGCATCGAAGATAGCTTCTAATACTCTGGCTGACTTAGGGGAGTTGAGCATCCTAGCCTTGTACTCATCCATGATGGCTTTATCGCCTGCTGGACGACCACGTAACTCTCTGTTACCTTTTTTCTTTGCTACGATCTCACCCTTCTTGGG